CCTACGATTAGCAAGATTCGTAACGGTCATAACGGGGTGTCGGCTGAGACTAAGATTGCCATTCACAAGGCTTTCAATATGCCTATCGTTGAGATTGAGAGCTTCCTATGAGCTACGAGGCTACAGAACTATTAGTAGTTCGTTGGGGTGAGGCTAGAGGGATTATTCAGAACTCTGACGCTAAGACGCAGCTATTGAAGGCTTTTTCTGAAATGGGAGAGTTAGCCGATGCGATTACCAAACGAGACCGTGAATCAATTATCGATGGACTTGGGGACGTTCTTGTATGCCTTACTATGGTTGCTGCTATTGAAGATGTCGATCTAAAGCAATGCTTCCAGTCAGCCTACGAGCAGATTAAGGATCGTAAAGGCTATCTAAACAAAGAAGGAGTATTCGTTAAAGATGACAAATGACATCACCAAGGCAATCGAAATGGTCAATAAATGGTGGGCTAAGTCTATCGTTGCCATCATCCTCTGCGTTATCGGCTGGTATATCGGTGGGGTTCAAACAGAATCTCGGATAGCCTCTGATTGCAAGTTTGCAGGGGCATTTCGCGTAGACATCCAAGCCTTTACCTGCCAGCGTAGACTATGACTAGATTTTGTACGAGTTGCCAAGCCACTAGAGATGAGAACGGTGGCATAACAAGACCCACTAAAGGCACTACCAGATGGATTTGCAAGTCCTGTATTGAAAAGAAATCCCCAAGTATCTACAGGAACCTATCTGGTAAACCGACACCAGTAAATCACATTAATAGAATTGTCAAACAACTAAGGGAACGTAATGGGTAGACCTCGTAAGAATCCTGATGATCCTAAGTGGCAACCTGTGGCAGAACAAGTTACGGGAGTACCAGTCAACGATGATTGGCGCATCTTCTTCGCAGCGGCTCTAGGAGGCTTAATTGCTAGGGGTAGTGGTCAGACCTATGACCAGATGATAAAAACGGCTTCAGAGATCGCTAAAGAGGCTCAGAAGTCACTTTCTTAGGGCTTCGTACTGGGTGTAGCATTGCTTGAGGGCTGTTCTGAGTTCGTCGGCCTCTCCAGCGATCCTGACAAGAAATTGCCCATCCTCTCGGTAAAGCTCTTTTCCACTACAGGATGCCTGTCTAGCACCGGAGGAACTGGACAGGGAATCTGCTTCGGAACGGGACTGACGGTGCTGCAAGCTGTTAGAGAGAGCAGTAGCCCTAGCGTTAATGTTCCTGATTTCCGCATCCTTTTCCCTCCTTAATTGATCCGCATTAGCCTGTAGCTCTTGCTCTCTCCTACGGGCTTCTTCTTGTCCCTTGGCGTACTCTGCGTATTGTGCAGCCTTCTCTTTATCCCATGCCTGTTGAACCTCAGCCTTACCTAGCTTGTGACCTTGGTATAAGCCTCCTGCTCCGGCTGCACCGATTGCGAAAACAACGCCAATGATGACGTAGGGGTTCATTTCGGCGGTACTTTCGTGGCATCAAGTTTCTTGTGTATCTTGACCTCACGGCATACCTGAACCTCTTTGCCCTTCTTGTCTTTTTGGGCATTACAGACTTTTTTAGTTTCTCCTGCGTGAATGTTAAACACAAGAAATAAACTAAAAAACACAGTTCCAGCCATACGTAACGCAATCATGCTACCTCCGGGTGGGGTGGTTGTTCAGGTTTAGCTTTAGGGTCATAAATTGGCGCAATGCTAGGTTCCATGCGTACAGGAGCCTGTGTAGGTGACGGTGGTGGTGCTTTAGGTGGATCAGTCCAATCACTCGCCTTAGATACTCCCGGTGGTGGATCGATCAACTTAGCAACCCCATCCTTACCTTTAATGGCAAGCAATGTCGCTAACGCCCCAAGTATGTACTTAGACATATCTGAGAGCAACATAAAGAACTGCTTATCCGCAGGTGCAATAGCGTTCATCGGCTGAGTCACAAAGACTACCGAATACATGGCTAGGCTAGACATCATCAGCAGCACAGCACAGAAGGTCGTGCCGATAACTAGCTTAATGATTGAATCAATATGGTCAGGAGTCCACTTCATTTTTCCTCCGGCTTAAAATCCGCAGCAGGTACTAGCTGGTCAGGACAAGTCCCAGTTACAGCACAGGTAGGACGCTGACACTCAGGTTTATTCCAGTTCTTGTTATCTTGGCAAGGATAGCGAAACCTATCCTCACAGCCTACGAGACTAAGAATGAACAACAGCCAAAGCGCGCGCATACTGAGCCTCTCTATCTTCCATACCCTTATAACCGCCGTTAATGACCTTAGTCATGCCTCGTAAGTCTGTGGCATCAGCAAACCGATTTAGCTTGTTAGTCTCCCAGAACCAGCAAGCAGACTGAGCAGCACCTTCGAAACTTTGGGTGTATTCTGAGGCTTCTTCTGGAGTCATCTCTAGGCTAGCAGCGAACCAAAAATAGTTATCCTTGCCGGTAAGCTGGATTAATCCTCTGCCCTTGTAGACGCTCCCCTCTTGGCTAGCCTCATCACCGTTACCCATGCGATTCGCATAGACGTAATTAGCGATCTTATCCGGCTGTTTAGCGTAAGCCTTAGCCTGTGAGTCGGTCTGGAAATACTTAGGGAAGACTTTAAGGAGACCTTGAGCAGAGTAGTTCAGGTTCTCCGTTAGCCACACGAATCCACCTGATTCATGGTGACATTGGGCTAGGAAAGCCGCTATACGGTTAGGAGTCGTTATTTCGTATTCTTCTAGTAGTGACTTCCCACCGAGTTCGTGTTGCTTGCCGAATAAAGCCTCGTACCATTGATCCGGGTACTTTGAATTAGGGATAAACTTTCTCCAAGCCTTGCGATCAATCACGATACATCCTCTCTAACAGTATGTCTCGCCGTAACTCTTTCATCCTTCTGACTTCATGGACAGCAGCCTGAGTCGCTACGTGCATATCCCAAAGCATAAATCCAATAACAGGCATTACGATAAAGAAGGTTAATAACACCGCCATGACAGTAATCAATAATGTCCAAGGGATGTTCTCATCGTCTCGCTTCTTACTATCAGAACCATTAGCATTATTGCCCATAGAATTGTAAGAACGACTGCCCCAATCCATGCCAGCTGACTTTTTACCCGATTTATCTGTTGCCTTCGTTGCCATCGAGCCGCTTGAATCTTTCTAGTCTCTATCGCCAGAGCATCTGCTTGCTCGTTCTGGATGTCAGCCCATGCCTTCTCAAAACGGCTCCAAACTGACCCTAACTCTGGTGGAGTGTTATAGACCATCTGCTCCCTGACTTGAGCCAGCATCTCGTTTAACTTGGATTCCAGCCTGATCCTCTCTAATGCCCTACGGCCTAACGATAAATCTCCTCGGTAAACCTCTTTAGCCGCTGCTTCACTCTGGACGTATATCTTTACTAGAGCCTCGTACTGGTCAATAAACGTACCTAGATTCGACCAAATATCGTTAAGCACATCATCTGGTACAGCCTTGGATACTTCCTGAACTCTTTTTACTTCTTCGTTATATTGCTTCTTCTGCTCAGGACTAGGATCGACTATCTTGTGATACTGTTCTTTTAGGTCTTTCAGTACGTCGCTAACATCACCACTCGTTGACTTAATCTGCTTGTAAAGGTCTACGCCTTTTTTAGCGAGATCGATTGCTGTAGTACAGGCTTTATAAGCCGCAGCAATGGTTATCGGGTCAATCACTCTACATGGAGACGCATCTTTATATCGCTTAACTCACGACGTAATTCTTCGTTATGCTCCTCGCATTTACGGTTCTGCTCTTCTACCTTGGCAAGACGCTCTGACATACGCTCTACTTCTTCACGTAAGGTAGCAATAACCTGTTGCCATGCAGCATCAGTTATCTCAGCAGACTTATTGTTCCGGTTATCGGCCTGAATCTTCTGATACATAGCCCAAGCTCCTGCACCTAGACCACCAATACCTACGACGATTTGAGAGAATAAGTTTTCCATGACTACTCATAAAGTATATTGATTGTTCCAGCGTCGAACTGCTGAGTTCCGTCGATGAAAAGACGCAGCCGATCCAAAGTTCCCGACAATGCAATTGACGCACCAGTATAGACCGCAGTTGCTGCATCGCTATAACCGATACATCCTTGAGCTACCCAGTTATTTCCAGAAAGCTGCGTGATAACAATTGCTCCATGCCTAGAAGCATTACCAACTGACGCACCCCCAGCTCGTATTGCTATACCAGTAGTGTAGTTATTTGATCCAGCAGCCCCGCTAGCGATAGAAGCACTTGCTCCTAAGTATCCACTAGTTACAAAACCACCAGATGTACCTAGTTGAATCAGAACGTCACCGCTTCCGTTTGTCGATACGCTTTGAAATATCACCGTAATCCGCTTCGTCCACGATGGTATGCTTGTAAATTCAGGAGCAGTCTGGTTAGTCAGCGTGATTGCAGTACCCCGCTGGATACCGTCATACACAGCACCACTGTTCGTAGTAACTCCTGCGCTACCGTTAATAACTACTGACATGATAGCCCCCTTAGTTCATCCAAAGTCGTGCAAGTATCCACCTGAGCTGTGATGTCACGCAGACGCTGCTTCTCAGCCACAATCGCTGATGTATCGCCATTAGCCTCTAGCGCACGCTGAAACGCGACATCTTGAGCAGCTAGGAGTGGCGCACGTTCAGCACGAAGCCGATCTTTAGTAATGGCTTGTGCCTTCTGAAAATCGATCGTAATCATTCAGTCACCTCAGTAAAGTCAGCAGTCCAAGCGTCACGGAATTCACGTGTAGCCGGAATGTCAGCAGCGTCTACGATCTTCCAAGGCTTGCCAGCAGGCACGTCTTTAGCCGCGATCTCTTGCAGACTCAGATTGCACTCAGGCGCAGGTGTCAGGATGCAAATACCGCCGGTATCGTTAGGGTAGATGATAAGTTTCATGGTTCACCTTTAACGGAAGATGGAAATATTGGCATAGGTAGCGTCAATCAACACGCCATCCGTAGTTCTTCGGGAACCAAATCGTAATGCGGTTGTAGTTGGAGCGTTTGCCGCCAAAATTCCAATATCAACAGCCAAAACTGTGGTTCCACCCAAAGCACCTACGACGTTGTAGTTCGCATCCGGCATCGCATTAGTAATATTTACGGTGTAATCGCCCGTACCGTTATCCGCTACGCTGGTCACGTTAAATGAAGCACGAATGGTACAAAAACCAGCGACGTTCGTTGTACCGTTAAAATTAACAAACGCACGACAGAACGTACCAATTTGCGTACCTGCGCTATCTTGAATCGTCGGTGGTGTGTTCGCTACACCGTTTCTTAGCACCAGCGTACTAGTACTGTCTGCTCGAATGGTATCTGCTACGACTGTTCCAGCCATGATCGTTCCTTACTCGTAGAGGATGTTAATGATACCGCCAGTATCAAAGGTATCTGTGCCGTTGACTGTGGTGACGCGAACGCGGTCTAGGGTTCCCGATAAAGTTCGAGTTCCGCCAGTTATCGTTAAATAATCCGTTGAAGCATCCTTAAACAGCACACCAGATGCTTGCCATATATTGCTTCCAAATAGCGTTAGCACTATTGATCCGCTAGTATTATCGTTTGAGTTATTATTAAATATAGCGAATCCAGCAGTTGAGAGTAACTGTGTAGAACTAGATGTTTGAAATGATGCAGACAAATAGCCTGATGTATCTATACTACCTGCCCCAATTTGTACAAGCAATCCAGACGTGCCACTCGTACCGACGTTTTGAAGCATCACCGTAATTCGCTTAACCCATGACGGTATGCCAGTAAAGTCTGCGTAAGTGTTGACAGAAAAAGGTGCCGTCTGAGCTGTACCCGACACAATCGGAGCCAACGTACCTGTGACCGCCACCAGCGTCTGCGTATTGCTACCCGATATAGCAGGAGCCGATACCGTAATAGCACCGGATGTATCGCCTGAGAGAACTAAAGAAGCCATATATGTACTCCTAATTGTAAGAGCTTAAATTTGCAAATTCGCCATGAAGTTCAAGCGTTGCAAACTTTCTTGCTTCTACCGCTTTTTCTTCTGAATCAAATGTCCCTAGACATTTACATTTTCCATTAACCCATATTTGAGCAGACCACTTTTCACCATATTCTCGCTTGTATACACCTTTATTTTTTCGACCAATTTTTCCAGCAACTCTGTTTCTCATTTGCTGTGATCGATTTGCAAGTCTTAAATTTTCAATACGGTTATTTTGCGGATTATTGTCAATATGATCTATTTCACTTTCAGCCCAAAAACCTTTTTGTAAAAACCATGCTACTTTCGCAAGCGAATATCCGCGAAGTTTTTGCTTAAACCATACAAAACAAACTTGATGACCTGATTTTTTTGTTGCCAATCCGACTAGATCATCAATATTTTTGCCGCGATTTGTTTTTCTTGCCCAAACCAAATTGCCATTTTCATTCATTTTCCAAGATGACTTAATAAATGTTAACTCATCTGCATCAAGAATTCTAAGTTTCACACGATCACCCACCGAGAACCAGTAGGTAAAGTTACCGTTACTCCTGTGTTAATCGTTACATCACCAGCAGACATCGCATTTTTATTAGTTGTTATTGTATAGTCAACTGTTACCGCATTGCTATTTTCTACGAAAACAGTATCTCCACCGCCACCAGTAGCACCACCACCTAGCTGACCCCATGCAGAGCCGTTATAGCCCTCAAATTGAGCTGTCGTGGTGTTATAACGAACGTAGCCAACCCTAGCCGATGTCAAGACTGAGGAGCTAACAGTCTGAGATTCGCTGACCGTGTAAGTACCAGCACCACCAGAACCTGTGCCTAAAGCAGTTATCGTAGTATTAACAGTTACGCCAGTTCCATTAACCGTCTGACCTACAGCAATAGTTCCAACAGGAGCCGGAGAAGATGCCACCGTCATCGTCGTACCGCTGATCGAAGCAGTAAATGTAGCGTCTGGTCTCTGAGCCGTAGTTCCCACAGGAATACGGATAGCATTAGTTGAATTAACGTGAAGCGATACATCCGGAGTTGCAGTACCTACGCCTACACGGTTATTAGCAGCGTCAATAACCAGCGTATTAGAGTCAAAATTCACACCGTTAGGAGTGGAAATAGTCGCTGCGTTAAAGGTTACAGACGATGTTGATGCGCTACCTAAAATGACGTTATTGGTAAAGGTAGACGTTGAGCCAGAAACTAATAAATCCCCGCCTACGGTAAAACTATCCCCATCAGTACCTGACTGCATATCCTTTAGCTGTGCCATTAGCTCACGGATAGCGTTATTGATACCACTAGGCGCACATCCTTCAGCAATGTTAATCCCACCAATGTCGGTGTTATTAGCCGCTGTTGCGCTGTATTCGCTAACTTTGTTCTTTGGCATGATTATTCCCTTGACTCTAACATTCCATAATCAGCTAACAACTGAGCAGTACCAGCCCATCTCTTAGCGGAAGTAGGAGACATTTTCCGTAATTCCTTGAGTCTGTTAATACCATCTGGACTCGTTATGATCTTAGCAATTTCTTCAGCATTGACAGCAGCATCTTTACGGATAGCCCAGTCAGCAAGGGCTTTAGCAGGTTGGTCTAGCTTGATCCCACCAACAGCCCTAGCAACGCCAGTCGTAACGCTAGTAATCGGAGGATTCTTGAACATTTCCTCAGTCACTAGCTGGTTAAATGCAGTATCAGAACCTAGCTTCTTAGCCCGTCCAGCAGCCTCTAATACCTCAGCCAAATCACGCAATGCCTTGAACTGCTCCGGTGATAATGCGGCTTGCATAGCCTTCATCTGCTTAGGATCACCGATAATAATATTCTGCCAAGTGTTACCTGTGTCTAGTTTAGTCCCTTGCTGAGTCTTTGCTGGCTTCTTAGCAAGCGTCCATTGCTCCTCAAGGAAAGACCTTGTAACAGCATTCCATGCCTCCTCGCCACCACCAGCAATGATCTGCTTCTTGGCGTAACGGATAGTACCCGGACTAGGATTCTCAAATATACGGTTAGCAAAGTTCTTGAGATTGTCAGGAGACATCTGCATCAATGAAACGCCTGTAATACGCTCATTGAACTCGTTAAGCGGCTGAGAAAACCGTTCAAATGCCCTGTTAGCAGCAATGTAATCAGCATTATCCTTGCCCATCTGCTCTAACAGGTTGCTCTTAATCGCCTGTAACTGACCTTGGATTTTGTTGTCTAATGAAGAAAATGTTTCTTCCTTAAACATCTTATCAATCTCAAACTTTGAATTCTGCAAGTTAGGTAGACGATCTTCAGGAACAAACTCTTTTAGCTGATTGCCCTCAGCATCAATCCCCGGCTTTTGCAGCAAGTCCCTAATCCTGCGTAGATAACCAGCAGCCGTACCAGTAGGAGGCTGCGTCTTTAGCATATTGTCAATCTGATTGATTACAGGAGCCGTATTCACAGGCACAGAGGCCTCAAATGCAGCCGTGTAGAGAGGCTCCGTAGCAGCCTCTCTATCAGCGATTAACTTCTGCTTTTGCTGTTCTAGTGCAGCTACGCCACGATTTCCAGCAACCGCAGCATCCTCAACCTGAGAGATAGTTGCCAAGTAATCATCTACTGCACTCTGTACCTTGGCTTCTCTTTCCCTGTAAAACTTCTGCATCTGTACAGAAGACTCAGGAACATTACCAATAACCTTCTGCTGGCTTAGTAACGACGATAGGTTGGTCAACTCAGCCGGAGTCAATGGGATACCGTATTGACCTGATTTAGCCCTGAGTGAAGCAACTAGATTAGGATCAACCTGAGCAATATCCCTAGCCAGTCTACGTTCTTGGAAGCCCTTACGAACAGCAGGAGCCAACTCAGCAGTACCAGACAATAGACCAGACAGACCAACTTGGAACGGATCAAGCTCTTGACCTGCAATCTTCCCTGCAATCTTCTGCCGCAGATAGTTCGTTCCAGCAGCCACAGCACTAACACCACCAGCAGCAGTCGCAGTCCCTAACGGGCTAGCTATAGCCAATGGAGACAAAGCAATACCAGCACCAATGTCAGGAGCCATCTCCATTACGTCAGGAGCATAGTACGCAGCAGTAGCACCTAAGCCAGATACCTCTTTGTAGAACTTGCCATCATCAGCCTGATACGCAATATCACCATCGATGATTTGGTATCTGCTAGGCGATATACCACGCTGTGCTGCAAAGTAATTAACCGCTGCTTGCTTGTCCGTAGGGATACCACCCATGAAAGCAGTAAGCGCACTAGCACCCCTAGATGGCTCTGAGATGACTGTAGGCTTTGGCTCTATAGGCGCAAACTGACCTGATCCAACCTGTCTACCAGACGTAGCTTTATTGCCATACAACAACTCATCCGTTACGTTGCTGGATACGGTTGGCTTTTTTGTACTATCACCATAAAGCAACTCGTCAGTAATAGCCATGATTACTCCATTAAGCCAAATTCACGAGACAAAATAGCTCTTACGATTGCCTTGTGGTTAGGGTCTTTATCGCTGTAGTTCTTACCACCAAACAACTTATTATCACCTTTCAATGCTGCTTCACGTTGACGCATCAATGTCGGTATCTTATTAACATCAACATCTGTCATCTTTAGACCGTTCTGCTTTATGTAGCCTAGTCTCGCTTCATACAAGCGACCTTCTCTTAGTTTCGCATTTAGCTTTGACAGGAATTGTGTCGGGCTATCTTTCTGCGGATCAGGAACACCCTTTCTAATACGGGCTTCTTCTTCACCAGAACCAACAGCAGCACCAGTAATCAAATTGATATAGCCATTCAACTGGTTATAAGCATTTTGAGCAAACTCAGAATATTCAGCCAACTCTGCGGCTTGTTCAGGAGAAGGCTTTTTCCCAAACTTCTCCATTGCCGCTATAGCTTCCATTTTTAACTGGAATGGCTTTTCTAAATACTTAGGGTTAAAGTTTGTAGCAATGCTCTGCAAGTTCAATCGGTTTTGACCTAACTCAAGCAGTTGAGCATCTACTTTATTAGCACCCTCCTTACCGGGGGCAACTGCTCCGGGTGGGTAAACATTAACCTGTGGTGCTGATGACTTCTTTGCCGCTTGTAATTGCGGATTCAATTGACCAAGAATTTCTGAGTTAGATTGAAGTATCTTCTCCAACTCGGTGTTGATATCTTTATCAGTCAATGACTCAGCACGAGCCATCAATGCAGAGGCTTGTGTCTTTAATGTTGGATGAACATTAGCTAATTGTGTTGGCAATGATGCAATAAGTTGCGATTTGCGCTGTTCTGGAGAAACGCCAGTATTAGGAATCAAAGCAGGAATGTTGTCAGATATTTGCCATTTCCCTAGCCTTGGATCAAGACCCATAGAAGTTGCTTCAGCGTCATTTAGAATACGCTTACCGCTTACATCTGCAATTAGACCTCTTGTCGTAGAGAAAGCCTTACCATCTCTAAAAAAAACTTGTTCTTTAGGATCAAGTCTTTCTGCTCTATCTTGTAGTAGTTTTGCAAAACCCTCATCACCATTCATTTCAGCTAAAGCGGCTCTTTGCCTCAAATTTTCTGCATTTGCCTTGTTTTCAGGACTTACGCCAGCAAAGTACGGAGCTTGAACATTAGGCGCACCAGATAGCACAGAAGATGGGACAGCAGGTGCTACAGCGGCAGGAGCAGGTTCAGGTTGAGTGGTTACAGGAAGCATCTCGCCACGGCCTCGTAACCCTACAAGGTCTTTCATCTCAATTTGTGGTTGTGCAGTAAGACCAACAGTAGGAGTCAGTCCACCAGCCAAACCACCAACCATTGATTCTAGTTGACCATCTTTCCCAAGGGTAAACCCAATGTCTTTAGTAGGCTGTTTTAACGTGATTCCTCCTACTGATTCTGCTGGTTGTGCAGAAATTAAACTAGGAGAAGGACTAGGAGCAGGACTAGGAGCCAGAGCAGTTTGGCTAGAAGGTACATTGAACCCGTACATCTGCATACGTTTACGAGCAGATACCTGCTTAACAAATTCCTCTGGGCTTACATCAGCCAGATACGCCAAGTCTGGATTAGCCGCTTTCATTTCAGCCAAACCAGTTAGTTGACGCTTTGCCTGAGCTAACTTCATTACGTTACTGACTTGATTTAGACCAGCATCGTAAGTCTGACCAGCAGCACCATAACCAGCACCTAGCGCAGTAAGAATGTTCTGAGCAGGACTACGACTATAACCCTGTGGACTCATACCTTGAGCCAATGCACTAGCAAAGCCTAGCAAGCCGCCAATGTTTGCTCTATTTTCTAAAGAAGCCCGTTCAGGAGCATCTAATAGCCCACGATAAACCTCTGGAGTCGTTCCAAAGACTTTAGGCAACTTAGATAGGAAATCTTCAATAGCCATACGTCACCTTAGATCAGACTAATTCTTGGGCTACCCATTGCATACTGTGTAGGCTGTTCCATCTCAAATTGCTGACCACGCGCTAACCCCGGTGGAGGAGCCATCTCAGGAGGAGGAGGAGGAGTTACTGCACTTTGTAACGCACCCAATCCAACTTGAGTAGCTATAGGATTTTGGTTAGCAAATGTATTCAAAGCACTCATCCCACCAGACAACTGATTGCCAATCGTTACAGGCGCAGTTGTTGATCCGATAAGACCTGTAGTGCCACCTGTAGCCGCATAAGTAGGCATTGAAGGAGTGGCAAAAACGGTACTAGCCCCCGGAGCCAATGCCTTTGCTGATGTAGCAGCAGCGGGTACTACAGTACTCCCCATACCAGCAGTACCCATCAAGGCAGGATTAGCCCCAGTCATTGCAGCAGTAGACGCAGTATTGCTAGCAGTCAAAGCACCTTTAGCAAACGAACCACCAAAGCCACCTAGCGCACCACCCATTAGCGCACCCTGTAATGGATTACGACGATTGGTCATAGCCCCAACACCAGCACCAATCATTGCCATAGTTACCGGATCACCCATTATTTGCCTCCAGACGGTGTAGACGTTGACATAGAAGTTGTCTCCAAAGGCGCACCATAAACAACTTGAGCAGCACGTTGCAATCTTTGTAACGGTATGTCTTGAGCAGCCAATCGACCTTGGATAGCCTGTTGCTCGTACCCTTCTCTAGCCTGACCAACCTGTAACAGTCGCTGGAGATCAGCGTAATCAGCAGCAGACATCTGTGGAGCAGCCTGAGCAGCCGCTACCTGTCTAGCCCTCTCAGCCTCAGCCGAGGAATACGCTAGCTCACCACCTCGTTCCGCTAAAGCACGGGCAAAGATGTCTTGAGCCTTACCAGCCTGTTGACCCATTGCAGCCGAGCCATAACGACCTGCTGAAGAAGCCTGAGATTGTAGGTCTTGGATATTCTGTGTATAACGCTCACCCGCTAAACGATTGGCTTGCTGTAGCGCACCGCCTAGAAACGGATTAACGCCACGACCTTGAATCGTAGCGAGTTGTTCAGCCTGACCAGCACGGAGTAGCGGAGAACCGCCTACAGCCCTCTGTTGAGCCATCTGTAGGGCTTGCTGAGTAGCCGCTGACGGAGATACCGCTAGGGTCTCAGGAGCCGCTGGCATACCCTGATAAAGCCTCTGAGACTCACCTAGCGTATAAGTGATATAAGGCTTAAATGCCGGATCGATTTGCGTTCTTGATGTTTGCGTTTGACCGCCGCCACCACCACCCATATTAAACCTCGCTTATCCACTTTCTAGGCCTGAAACCGTAAGCCTTAGCCCTACGATCCCACCCCGGTCTATGACTTGAGAATGTTAGGTATTTGTTACCACTTTCCCTTGCCATATTTTTGATGAATTGTAAACCTTTTTGCACCATCTGATAATCATTTTCTAACGTCCAAGCACACCAGATATGGAGTTCTTCCCCCAATGGTTGCAATATAAAGAACGCTTTGAAATGGTTATCCTCTAGTCCAACCCATAGGCCAGATTTCTGATTCCAGCAGTCCGTGTACACATCCTCCACGATCCAACTTTCAGAACTGACACTCTTAATTTTGTCTAACCCCGGCTTGACGCTCATCCACCACTTTCTGAGTTGGTCAGGCTCGATATATTTCCATTCTGTCATCCGACGATTATGTATCCGTAAGTTTTGTCAGCCGTACTATTAGCCCAATGACTAATGGTTGCTGATCCTTGTTGTTGAGTAGAAACGTATAAGTTCGTTGTAGCCGATGGTGCAACGTAAGACATCGTAACAATAGCACTAGGAATCGATGGCCTGTCAGGACTTGTACTCGTAGGATATTGTTCTAATGAAACACCAATATCCGTAGTTCTCCAGAATACCTCAACATAATCCCCTGCGTTCATTTCCAGAAAATAATTCATCGCAGTAACTAGGTGACTCGGATCACCCGTACTCTTTCTAGCTGGCATATGGAATCGACTATTGGAACCAGCGACGTTAGTGCCGTTCTTCTTGAACCAAATATCAATGTCCTGACCGTCATTCGTCGTGTTCTTGTATTGGAACGAGAACTGGATGTTGTAAATCCCATAATTCCTGACGTTTAGTCTAGAACTATTGGAAACGTAGATTCCATTGGAATAATCTGTTGTGTTAAAGGTAACTGCGTACCCTGTGGTTGTATTAGCCGCTGTCTGGTCTGTAGAGTCCTGAAACGCCCCATAGGGAGCTGAATCAGCCTCGGCATTAGCAGATACCGGGACAAAGAAAATAAGGCTGTCATAGCCTATACGCGAGTCATTAAGGGTCGTTGTAGTCGCATTACCAGTCGCTAGGGTAATCAGACCTGTGTTGTTGGTCTTTCCGTCCATAATGCCACGAACGACCTCAGCAACAGCCCTCTCATCCCCTCCAAACTGCGGTAATGTCCGAAACTGAGTCATCGATTACCCTGCTTTGTTATCTCTATGTCCGTTCCGACAACTGTTTTCCAGTTATCACCAGTCGGAGTTACCTTGACCCTATGGTAATTACCGTTAGCCCTGAGAGATACCCGATTCTCACTATCAGCAGCTACAGCCGTACCAAACAATACCTGATCCGTTAACAAAGTACGACTCGCTATAGCAACTTGTGCGCTACCACCATCGACTATCGGTTTAGCCAGCGTAATCGTAGAGCGACCCTGATTGATGTCCCCTGAGACCACATAAGCGGCTTTCTTCGAGTTGCCGAACGTAATCACCCTCTGACCACTAGTACCGATCAAAATCAACTGATTACCAGCCCATTGAGGATCATCTAGCGATACCTGCAAGGCATCAATGCTTGCCGAGTAGTTATCCAACTGCTCAAGAGTCACGGTCGCTGACAAAGCAGACGCTACAGAAGTCGCCGTGGTATCAAGATACGACCATTTCCCTAGCGGAATGTTATAAACAAGAATCCCATAACCCCCAGACTGTAGTGGGAAGCACCATAACGCTAGCTTACGGATAGGGTCAACCGTAGCAGAGACTTTTAGGCGTATATCTTGCCGGGAAACACGGTCAAAAAACCAGCGGTTAACCTTTTCCTCGCCGATATTGGAAAAAGACTGACCATTACAGGAGTAAAACCCGTCATCCGCTAGGAAATACGTTATCCCACCGAATTGTGTGACTGATCCCGGAGACATACACCCCAAAGACCGAGAAATTGCGTCAAATTGAAAGAAAAACGGGGAGCCTGAATAGCTCATCCGATATATGGCACGTTCTAGGAATATCAGGCCATACTCGCCACCCGCTAAACCCGTAATATCCCCACCGTCAGGGATAATCTGCGTATCAGACTGAGAGGCTGCACCGGGAGTCCAGTCTGTTTCGTCGTTAATGTCCGACCAATAGACCTTGTTTTCATCACCTGAGACATTCGCAGCCACCACAAAATCACGAACTACTGTCACATACTTAGCAGCAGGAGCAGCAGCAGCCAAATCAGCGAAATAAGTGCTAACACCAAGCTCAAAAGACTGTAATTTATCAGCACCATTAGCTGCAATTACCTTAGCTCCGTACTGAGTAACGTCCCAATACTCAATGTTTGAGTACCCAGTTGTTGTCATTGGGTCTAAGTCTAGGTCAGCCGCATCAAACTTGTACAAGTTAGACGCTGATCCAGCAAAAATCGTCGTTACATTGCCTAGCTTGGCACTAAAAGTTACCAATAATTCAGCCCCAGCAGCATCAGACAGGTTAGATTCCCCGTTAAAAGGTGCGTATCCATTGGTTACTGGATAGCAATTAACGGCCTCTGTGACTGCTCCTGTCACTCC